GAGACAAGTCCATGCGGACCGCTGCAGATCGGGCTATCGTTCTCCTGCTGTCGCGCTACTCCATGATCGCGGTCATTCCGTTGATAGGGGTGATCGCCACGCTTTCCGGGGTGATCGGAACTCGCATGCTGATGGCCATCAACGACGGCATCAAGGAAGCCAAGGACAGCGCCGTCCTGGCCAGAGATACGGCCGCGCAAGCCCGGGCCGAACTGACCGGCGCCATCAGCGATCTGCGGAACACGCTGACGGCGAACGTGGGCGCGCTGAACCTGATCAACAGCCGGCTGGACGCACAGGGTCGTCGCATCGACGGGCATGACGCCGAGATCGATCGCCTTCGCGAGCGGATGTACGGCGGCGGTTCCCCGCCTGGCCCAGTGAGAAAGTGATTACGCTCAACCTCGATGGCGGCGCGGTGCTGCAGGGCGTGGCAGCGATCCTGCTGGCCTTGTCGACCATGGTCGTACCGTGGCTGGCATATCGGGCATCGAAGGAAAATGCCCGCCAGATCGCTGCGGTCGACACCAAGGTGAATGACAGCAAGGTGACACTGGGACAGCTTGAGAAGACGACCAATTCCCTCTCGGAGCGCAGCGAGGCCATGGCGCACAAGCTCGGGGTCGAGGAAGGCAAGGCGATCGAGAAGGCCGATCGTGCCGCCGATGCCCTGGCCGTTAAAACGGCCAGTGACAAACCCGTCTGACGGGCGCATAGGCAGGCATCCTTTCGCATGGAAGGACGTTCATGTTTCACTTGCTGTACGCAAAACTGGACCTCGTCCTGCGCGGCCAGTTTCAGATCCTCAGAAAATTGGAGGCCACCATGGCTGTTCTCGACGACCTCACGGCACAGGTCACCCGCAACACCGATGTCACTTCTTCGGCGCTCACGCTCATCCAGGGCCTGAAGGCCGCGCTCGATGCCGCCGGCACCGATCCGACCAAGCTCGCAGCCCTGTCTGCGCAGCTCGCTACGTCCGACGACGCACTGGAGGCCGCGGTCGTCGCGAACACCCCCGCGGCCAAGCCCGCCCCGTAATCCCAACGCCTGACTGTCGACTCGAGCGCCCCGGTCCCCTCCGGGGCGTTTCTCGTTGAGGGATTGTTGCGTGCTGGAGTACACTTCCTGCGCACGGAGATCCGATGACCCCTGAATATCTGCTGACGAACTCCATCGACCCGGCTCTGGCATTGCTCCAGCGCCTGTCCGGCCTTGTGCCGAACGCACAGGCCCGAGTGCTGGTGCTGGCGATCGCCGGCCAGGAGAGCGGCTGGGTCGCTCGCCGCCAGATCGGCGGACCCGCCCGCAGTTTCTGGCAGTTCGAGAAGGGTGGCGGGGTCGCAGACCTGTTCAATGTCGCCCGCATCAGGCTTCAGGCCTTGTGTAGCGAACTGGCAGTGCCGTTCAACGATACCGACGTTTTCGAGGCCATGGCCTGGAATGACACCCTGGCGGCAGGCATGGCGCGCCTGCTGCTGTGGAGCGATCCGGCGCCGCTGCCGAACGTGGGCGACGTGAACGGTTCCTGGGCCTACTACGAGCGCAACTGGCGGCCAGGCGCGCCACATCCCGAGGTCTGGCCCGCCCGCTACGCAACCGCCATGGGACTCGTGAAACCATGAACCTCGACCAGATCCTCTCTCTCGTTCGCACCCTGCTGGCCGCCGGCGGCCCGATCAGTGGCCTGCTCGTGATGTATGGCGTGCCCAACGACAAGGCGACCATGTGGCTGTCGCTTGCGCTCTTCTTCGTGCCGCCGGTCGTCTCGGCGATCTGGGGGATCGCCAGCAAGACCGACAAAGCCAAGGTGGCAGCTGCTGGCGCCATGGAGGGCGTCACCGTCACGGTCGCGCCGACTGCTTCCCCCGGCGCACAGGCTGCGGCTCAAGACAAGAGCGTTCCGGGCGTAAACCCAATCTGAAGGAAACCCTCATGCGCAAGTTCTGGTTCATCGGTATTTCGTTCATGTTGCTGACGGCCTGCTCGGCCATCAACACAGCGACCACGTCTCTCACCCCGAGCGCAATGGATGCCGCCAACAAGTCCGCCTACACCGCCAAGGCCGGATATGCAGCGGCCCTCGTCGTGGCTGCGCAGTACGTCAAGCTGCCGCGCTGCGAGAAACCGTCGGCGCCGGCGCTCTGCTCCAAGCAGGCGGTGGTCGACCAAATCCGCAAGGCTGACCTGGCCGCCGATGCCGCGACCCAGGCCGCGGAGAACGCGGTGCGCACCCTCGGCACCGATCCCATGATCGTGACCGCCGCGGTCGAGGCTGCGACCCAATCGGTCACCGCGCTCACCACCATCACCAACGTCTACAAGGGGAATTGAGCCATGCCCGTCGTCCTTGGACTTGTCTCGGCCGTCATGGCCAACCTGCCTGCCATGATCGGTGCGGGCATCGACGTCTACGACCTGTTCACCAAAACCAAGGCGGTGATCGACGCCAACACCGGTCCCGGCGCCGATGACTGGAACGCGCTCGATGCCCAGGTGAAGGCGCTTCAGGCGCAGGTCCGTGACACGTCGGGTGACGCTTGAACCCTGAAATCGTGTTGCGGTTGAGCCTTCCCGAGGTCAACCAGTTGCTGGCCATCGTCGCCAAGCAGCCGCTCGACCAGGTGATCGACCTGTTCAGCAAGATCAAGTCGCAGGGCGACGCGGCTATGGCTGTGGCCGTGGCGGCGGCGGCACCTCCGACGGGACTGGTTCCTGCTGCCCTGAACGGCGCTGAGGCGGCGTCGCAGTAGGCCGATCATGGTGACGCCGCTCACCTACAGCGACTACGTCACCGAGCTCGCCCGCTTGGCTGTGGTCGATGCCGACAATGCAGGTTTCCTCGGCAACCTGCCTTCGTGCATCAACTACGCCGAACTGCGCATCTACCAGGATCTCGATCTCCTTTCGACGGTGAGCGCCCAGACCGGTTTCACCCTGACGGCGCTTACCCGCTATCTCGTGTTCCCGATCTCGGCTTTCATCACGCTGCAGGAAGTCAACGTGATCACGCCCTACGGCACGACGAACCCGGATCTCGGCTCCCGCAATCCGTGCCGTCCCGTCACCAAGGAATATCTCGACAATGTGTGGGGCAGCGTCACCGGGGCGGCGGTGCCAGATTCCTTCGCCCTTCTGAACCAGAATACCCTGCTGTTCGGGCCATGGCCGCTGCAGGCCTATTCCCTCGAGTTGGTCGGCACCATCCGGCCGACATCGCTTTCGGCCAGCAACACCACGACCTTCATCAGCACCTATCTGCCGTCTCTTTTCCTGATGGCGTCGATGGTCTTCATCTCGGGTGCGCAGCGCAACTTCGGCAAGCAGTCCGATGATCCTGCGATGGCGGTGAGTTACGAGAGCCAGTACCAAATACTGAAGGACGAGGCGCTGGGCGAAGAGATCAGGAAGAAGTTCAACAGCCCCAGCGGAACATCGATGTCGCCCACTCCGGCCAACTCGCCGCGGAGCTGATCGTGGTCGCCGCCTCATACGTCTACGAGCACTGGCGCCCCGATACGGGCGTTTGTTTCTATGTCGGAAAGGGGACGAGGAAGCGCGCCTGGGACATGGAGCACGACAGGAACAGGCACCACAAATCAATCGTCAAAAAGTTACAGGCCGCTGGTTTTTCGGTTGACGTGCGCATCGTCAAAGACGGCCTTAGCCACGAAGAGGCATTCGTCCTTGAGGTTGAAAGGATCGAGTTCTACGGCCGCGCCACGCTGTGCAATTTGACTGCGGGAGGGCTGGGTGGCTTGGAGCCGTCGGAGGAAACGAGACGTCTTATAGGTGAGGCCAGCAGAGAACGGCTGAAATCACCCGAGGCTCGCGCAAAACTCTCGCGCACAGGATTGCCATCACCATTCAAAGGACGCACTCACTCGCCAGAGGTCAAAGCGATCATTGCGGCCAAAGCCGCTTTGCGCCCGCGCATATTCGGGAGAACGCACTCGCCCGAAACGCGAGCCAAAATCTCTGCCGCGAAACGCGCTAACCCCAGTCGGCCCAATCTGGGCCTTGCGTTGTCCGAAAGCACAAAACGAAAAATAGCCGCCGCAGTATCTCTGGCCATTACGGGGGACAAAAATCCGTTCTGGGGCCGCAAGCATTCTGACGAGACGAAGCGCAAGATTTCGGAGACCAAGAAGGCGGCGGCCGCATGCCACACGAACAGCTAAGGCTACTCCCGGGCGTCGATCTCAATCGCACGGAGGCGCTGAACGAGGCTGGCATCAGCGATTGCCAACTGATCCGCTCGGTGCTCGATCGCCAGGGTCAGGCGCTGGTGCAGAAACTGGGCGGCTGGGATCGCTTCTATCCGCTGGCGCTTCCGTCGACCATCCGGGCCCTGTGGGCGTGGCAGGGCGCCAATGATTCCGCCCAGCGTGGCCACCTGGCGGCTGGATGCGAGACGCTGGCGGGGACTGCAACGCTCGCGGTTATCACGCAGGGCGTTTACGAAAACATCACGCCCCTGGTGCGCAAGGACAATGTCGCCGTCAACGCCTCGACCACGGCGGCCAGTTCGCTCGTCACCCTGGTCGACACGGGCAGCAACATTTCGTCTTTCGTGTCGGTGTTCGTCCAGACGCACATCAGCATCGGCGGCATCATCATTTTCGGCTTCTACCAATGCACCGCGGTCGGCGCGAACTCCTTCAACATCAACCTCGCTGACATATTCGGCAATCCGATACTGGCGGTGTCCACGGTGCCCAACGCCGGCGCGGTGGCGGCGTACACCACTACATCCGGCAGCTCGAGCGTCTCGGTGGCCCTGAACAACCACGGCTATTCGGTCGGCGACACCTACCCGATCCTGGTGGCGACCACTGTTGGCGGCATCACGTTGTCGGGCGAATACACGGTCCAGACTGTCAGCAGCGCCAACGCTTTCATCATCTTTGCCGCCAACCAGGCGACCAGCAACGACACGGAGTCGATCAACGGCGGCAACGCCCGATACGATTTCTATCTGGCCTATGGGCCAACCCCGCTGGGTGCCGGTTACGGTGTCGGAGCGTACGGGGCGGGCGGCTATGGAACTGGCGTGACGCCCACGCCGCCGACCGGCAACCCGATCGACGCCGACTCCTGGACCTTGGACAATTTCGGCGAACTGCTGGTTGCAGTGCCCACGGGCACGACCTTCGGATCTCCCGACGGCACCACCAAGATTGGCGGCCCGATCTTCATCTGGTCGTCCAACCAGAACAATCCGACGGCCTACGTCCTCAACCAGGGGCCGGTCTCGAACTCGGGCGCGTTCGTGGCGATGCCTCAGCAACAGATCGTCGCCTGGGGCTCCACGTTCACGGGCGTGCAGGATCCGCTTCTCCTGCGCTGGTGCGACGTGAACAACCTGAGCGGCTGGATCGCCCAGCCGAACAGCCAGGCGGGCTCGCGCAGGCTGTCCCGCGGCTCTCGCATCGTGGGTGGCATCCAGGGGCCACAGCAGGGCCTCATCTTCACGGATGTCGGTCTGTGGACGATGCAATACATCGGTGTCCCGGGCATCTATGGGTTCAACGAGGTTGCGACAGGGTGCGGACTGATCGCACCCAAGGCAGTCGGCATCCTCGGCAACAACGTCTTCTGGATGGGGAGCGAGCAGTTCTTCCAGTTGAGCGGCTCGGGCGTCGACATTCTCTACTGCCCGATCTGGGACGTGATCTTCCAGGATCTCGACCAAGACAACCTCGACAAGATTCGCGCCGCGCCCAACTCGCTGTTCAACGAAATCGCCTGGTACTACCCGTCACTGCAAGGCGGCGGCGAGATCGATTCCTACGTGAAGTTCAACAAACTGCTGGGACCGCAGGCGGGCTGGGACTTTGGCCTGCTCGATCGCACGGCCTGGATCGACAAGTCGGTGCTGGGTCAACCGATCGGCGCCAGCACCTCCAAGTTGCTGCTGCAGCACGAGACGTCGCTCAACGCCGACGGGCAGGCTTTGGTGTCGAGCTTCCAGACCGGCTACTTCGTGCTGACCAATGCCGATGTCCTGCTGCTGATCGACCAGTTCTGGCCTGACGCCAAGTGGGGCCCCTACAACGGCACTCCGTCTGCGCAGCTGATGCTGACGTTCTACGTCAAGGAATATCCGGGCGACACGCCGCGCACCTACGGGCCCTACTCCATCACCCAGGCCACGAAGTGGCTCACGCCGGGCGACGACAACATGGGCTTCCGTGGACGCCTGGTGTCCCTCAAGTTCGAGAGCACGGACGTCGACTCGTTCTGGCGGCTGGGTGCCATGCGGTATCGATTCGCCCCCGACGGGAAGTTCCTCTGATGGCGAACCTCGACGACATTATGACGGTCCTGCAGAACATGGTGCCCGCCCTGAGCAGCGCGGCCCAGGCGCAGAGCCAGGTGACGCCCGACCTGAGCAGCGGCGTGCTGGGCGCCTCGACCCTGATCAACCTGGGCTTCACGCGCGTCACGGGAGTGTCGGTCGTGGCAGGGAGCACGGGGGGCTGGCTGCACGATGCCAATGCGGTGTCCTCGATCACGACGTCCACCAGGGTCTACGCGATCAGCAGCACGCCCGGACTCTACCCGGTGCAACTGATCTTCCGTACCGGATGCGTCTTTGAACCGGGCACGTCTATGAAGGCGACCACAATGTACGCTAAGGTGTGACCATGCCACTGCTGGCGGGTAAGCGGAACGTCGGGCCCAACATAGAGGAGTTGGAGGGCACAGGACGTCCGCACAACCAGGCGGTGGCAATCGCGCTGGATGTTCTGCGGCGCAAGCGAGCCGAGGGAGGACGAGTGCATGTCGGGCCAATTCACAGCCACGTTGCGGGGCGGACTGACCACCTTCCCATGTCGGTGCCTTCGGGGGCGTATGTGATCCCGGCCGACATCGTCTCGGGCCTCGGACAGGGCAATACCCTGGCGGGCTTCAGGGTGGCCAAGAACATCTTCGGCCAGCCGTTCTACGGCAGCGCCAAGCCTGGCGCGGGGCGCCCGTACGGTGCGACAGGGACGCCCTACGGCGTGCCGATGCCGACAAAGGCGGCGGGTGGTTCAGCTGGCGAGGTGCCGATCGTGGCCGCCGGCGGCGAATATGTCGTTCACCCCGAGGCCGTGACGCGGCTGGGGAAGGGCTCGCTCGACGACGGCCACAAGATCCTCGATGCCTTCGTCAAACGCTACCGCGCCCGCACGATCAAGACGCTGCGCAAGCTTCCGGGCCCGAAGCGTGACTAGCGTCCAGGTCCGCGTCGGTGTTCCGGCCGATGTCGACGGCGTGATGAAGCTTGCGCTGATGGGAGCCTCGGAAAACGGCCTCGTGCATCCCAACCAGCGCAAGATACTGGAACACGTCTGGGCCGCTCTCAACCGAGACCATGGCATCATGGGAGTGATCGGCCCGGTCGGCGGCGAACTCGAGGGCGCCGTCCTGCTGCGCATCTGTAACCAGTGGTACACCGATCGCGACGTGATCGAGGAGCTCGGCCTGTTCGTGCATCCTGATCATCGGGCGATGAAGGGGCAGGGCGCGCGGATCGGCACCGGGGGCCGCGCCGCCGAATTGTGCAAGTTCAGCAAGCGGGTGGCCGAGCAGCTCGATATGCCGCTGATGATCGGCGTGCTGAGCAACCACCGCACGGCAGGCAAGATGCGCCTCTATGGCCGCATCTTCGGCGAGATGGCGGGGGCCTACTTCCTCTACAACGCGAAGACCGGTGACCAGCCGCTCCTCGCCGCCGCGGAGTAACGACGATGGGCGGCAACAAGGGAGGGACATCGCAGCAGGCCTCGACATCCACGATGACGATCCCGCCCGAGGTGCTGGCGCGATACAACGCCGTCAACGCCCAGGCAGAGACCGCCGCCCAGCAGCCCTTCCAGCAGTATGGCGGCGAGTTCGTGTCGCCGATCAATTCCACCCAGCAAGGCGGTATCAACGCCATCTCCGATGCGGCGGGCACCTACGCGCCCTACGCCAACCGCGCGCTCACCTCGATCGATTGGGGTTCGCAGGCCGCGCTTCCGTATTTCAGCCAGGCGGCCGGCGCTCTGGGTCTCGGCGCGGCGCAGGGGCAGCAGGCGGGGCAGCAGGGCCTCGGAACCATCGGCTCGGGACTGGGCACGTTCAACACCGCGCTGGGCACGTTCGACAATGCGCT